AAATTACAATCTGGATGGCATAGTAGTCAAGGACGGGCTCCCCTACCCCAACCTTGTTTCAGATTTCTTTGGCGTTTCACTTTGTTTTATAGTGGATTCGCAGGGGATTTCATCCAACGCACATTCGTGGGGCACAACACTCTGGCGGCGCATTCGCCGGTGATCTGCAGCCCATTCGCCGGTTGATCCGAGTTGATCCGAATTCTAAAAGGCGCATCTTAATTAAAATTGCGACTGTTGCAAATTTATTATTGACACTTAAAAATTACCCCTATATAACTTTCAACAAATGCCTCCGACCGAAAAACAGCAAGAATACAGCCGCCGCTATTACCGGGAACACGCGCAGAGCATTCGTCAGAAAGCACGTGCGTGGTATCAGGAAAACAAAAAGAACGGCACCACGCGCAAAGACTACATGCGTGCATACATGACGGCGAAACGCCTTCGCCAATATGGCATAACGCCGCAACAAGTTCAGGATCTGTTAGCCAGCCAGAACCATCAATGCGCCATTTGTGGGCTCACAGACACGACCAACCCGCGAGTATTCCCGATCATTGACCACTGTCACACGAAAAACTATGTCCGTGGGCTGCTGTGCTGCAACTGCAATCAAGCGATCGGCAAGATGAAAGATGATCCCAAATTATTTCGCAAAGCTGCTAAATATCTGGAGAATTTCAACCGCGCGGCTCGGCGCGTCAATCCGGCCAAGGAGAAACCAAATGGACCAACTGACTCTGATTCAAGCGTTAGATGAGGCAATTCGCATCATCTCAACCGCACGCACCGCTGGCCACCTAGCTGCGGGCTCCACTGCTATCTGGCGCATTTCTGATCATGCCGCGAATCATCTTGATAAGCAAATCAATGCACTCCTGGCGCCCTCTGAAACCATAGCACCGGCATCGTTTTAACTTTTCAAACCGTGCGGGCGTTGGTCCCGTTCCACTGTCGAGGTGAGTAAATGAAAGTCCCATCCTACGTTTTTTCAACCATACTCAAACCTGGCCGTAATCGTTCACATCGGCGCCGGAACTGGGCGCGGCGTATGCTCATCGTCATTCTTCGCGCTGCTCTGGCCATCGCGGAAGGCACGCTATGAAAATGCGCTCCGCTTTTTGGGTTCTGCTGTTCTGGCTGATATCTCTATTTCTCTAAAACCCGCGCGGGCCCGGCGCGTTCAATCCGGGCCATGGGGGACTATGAACTGCTCTCGATGCGGTCACCATCAAGATGCTCACGGTCATGTTTCTAATATTTGCCCTGACCATCGCGGCTTCTTCTCTGCTGCTGTGACCGATCCGCTTGCGGTGCCTGCGCCGCCGGCGCCAGGCTCACCGGATGAGCCTACTGAACCGCTCTTTGTCGCCATCAAAAGCGCAGTCATGGCCGGCAAAGATCACGTTGCAACCGCTTGCTCTAAAACCATGGCCAAACGAATTGCGGCCGCGCTCAACAAAGCCAGAAGGGAAAACCTAAAAGATGGGTCCGTTTAACGTCACATTCAACGATTTTTTCTGGTACGTAGTTTATTTGGTCACAATCCCGCTTATAGTGAAATTCCTTGGGAAGATGCTTTTTCGCGTGGGGGGCTGGTTCTTCAAGATGGAAGAGGTTTTCAAATCCATCGAAGGTAAAGACAATCCGATTGAAGCCAGGCTGCTGCGGGCCACGCGGCCGATTGAAAGATTGCTGCGCCGGCGGAGCTGAACCACACTTGTACATAACCTAGGCGGCGCATAGGTCTTACCTATGCGCTAATCTAGCTCAATGACAATCACCAGACGTTCGCTTCTAGCCTCCGCGCCACTGCTCGCCGGCGCGGCCGCCTTCCCTCAAGCCCGGCCGTTGATTATCGGCGGGCCGCCTCCGCCCACTCCGCCAGAGATTGTCAATAACTGCGGGAATGTGTTCGTATCCCTGGCGCCCAAGTTTGCCGCCCGCACCTACACCTGGGCGGATATTCAGAGTTTCCTGGCCACCCTGGCCACCTTCAACCTGCAAATGGGACCCTTCGCCTTCGATAACAGCGTGCGGGCGATGGCCGCCACGATTAACCCTTACACCATCAGCACCCTCAATCGGGAAACGAATGAGGGAATTAATGAGAGAACGAATGAACGAGATAAACACTCGAAAGGTTTTGGACAAAACTGAACCTGGTCACAACCATAGCCAACGTCAAAGGGGGAAGCGTGATGATAACCATCGGCAACTGCAAAGGGGGCTGCGGCAAAACAACCCTGGCCGTCAATCTCGCGATCGCCTTGTCTATGTCGGGCCACGATTCGGATGTGCTTCTGATCGATGGTGACGAACAAGGTACAGCTCTGGCTTTCACAGAGCTTCGCTCCAAGCGCCGGCCGGCCGGACCTGGTTATACCGCGGTGGCGCTCCACGGCGCCGCTATTCGCACGCAGGGGCGCCAGCTCGGGCGTGTCTATCCCTACATCGTTGTCGACGTGGGCGGCCGTGATTCGGGCTCTCTGCGGGCCGCGCTCACCATTTCTAACCTGGTCCTGGTACCGGCGGCGCCGCGGTCATTCGATTTATGGGGCGCGGATCAAACCGCGAATCTCATTCAAGAGGCGCGCGAAATCAACGCGGATCTGCGCGCGATCGCGGTTTTGAATGGCGCGGATCCCGCCGGCCGCGACAATGACGAAGCCCTGGCCGCGCTCGGGGACCTGGCCGGGCTCGAAGTGGCGCCTTGTCGCATCGGCCGGCGCAAAGCCTTCCCTGATGCGGCCGCGGAAGGGTACAGCGTGCTTGAGTATCGCGATAGCAGCGGGCTCAAGGCGCGCCAGGAATTCACGCAGTTATTTACTTTCCTCTTTCCCGAAAAGGAGCTGTCTCTATGACTATCGCGCGCAATCCGAAAAAGGACGTCGACGCTGCCCGCTTCATCCGCGGCGCCCGCAAGACAGACGGCGCCGGCGCCAGGCGCAAGCTGGTGCCTGTCTGGGTCAATCTCGATCAAGAGCTGCTGGACCGCGTGAATGAGATGGCCAAAGCCATGGGCCTGAACCGTTCCGCTTTCATCGTCAACGCAGTAGCGGAAAAGCTGCGCCAGTTGGAGCAAAAACAATGAACCTGCTCTATGCTCTGCTGGGCTGGGTCGCGTTCGGATTTTTCGTAGCTTGGATGGTTCGGCGCCTCACCGAACCGCCAGGCCGCAAACCGGAAGCGCGAACCTATCGCATCTCGGCCGATGGAAAATCCATAACCTGCCTACGCTGCGGGCTCACATCTTGGCATCCCGAAGACGTGCGCCAGGTCTTTTGCGGGAACTGCCATATCTTCCACGTCAGGTAAAAGTGAATGCAATGTGATTTCTGTAGCAATCGAGGACCGCTGCAATGCTACCGCTGCCGGAGTTTCGAATCAGATTCCAGAAATATCGGAGTAAGCCTGGAGGGCTGGACGATCGGACTCCAGAGCCTCAATGAATGGTATGCGTGCTCTGAGTGCTGCAGCTTGATCGACAAGATGGACATCGGGGGCCTGGTCGACCGAGTAACCGGAATCCACTTCGCCGGCCGTACAGAGTCGCCCGCGGCGAAGGCTTTTCGGGCGCACATCAGCTACACTTACCAACTCTTTTTTACGAATCGGATCAACGCGCGTTAACTGATTGGATTCATTGCGGAGGGTTTCCCGGCTGGGGAGCGGGGCGGGAGGTTATCTTTCGATAGCCCTGAAAAGGTGAAGGGCCAGAGGTTAGCAGCCTCTGACCCCTCGGAATTTCACCAGGAGTCCAACCCTCCCGGCAATGACAAATCTAGCACAGATCGCCCGCGGTTCCGCAATAGATTCCTCCAAACTCCATCCCACAACTGCGGCGCTCCTGGCTGCCGTCATTGATTGCAAGCTCACCGGCCTGCATGATCCGGCTATGGGCAAACTTGCAAAAATGATTCATCGCAAGGTCCGCTGCACCCAGATGCACAAGAAAGCCCTCATCGCCGGCGGGTATCTAGTCATCACGCGGCGCCGCATCGGTCCCAAGCTGTGTCTAACGGATGTGTATGAAGTACCGGGATTTATCCCACCCCCCCCTGGTGCAAAAATGCACCGAGATGCTTTAAGAACAAAGACAAAGACAAGGGCATCGTCTCCGCCGCCGGCTGCGACCAGGCCGGCGCCCGATATAAACCGGGTTTTGACCGTCAAACTGGCCGCGGCGGAGGAACAAATAGCGTTTTTGAGGGCCAGAATGCTGCGCGAGGGGGATCAAAGTAGGAAACAGATTGAATTTTTCCGCTCTTACATCCGCCGCGGAGAGCACCAGGCTAACGGGCGCCTGTGGGCGTGGGCGAAGATCGTAGAACAGCAGCGTATGCGGCAAAGGGCGTGTGTCGGGATGCCGTTAACCCGGTGAACCGTTTGGCCTGCTCTATGCTTGTAGCGTCTTCACTTTTCGACAATCGAGGCCGATCTATCGAGCACATCCTTGCCGTGACTTCCCAGCGCCGTGCACATCCGCAGAAAGACCATCACCGGGATGTCGTCTCCAGTTTCATAGCGGGCCACGGTGTTGCGGTGGATCCCCACCTTGGCGCCTAACCGTTCCTGGCTCCATCCCTTCGTTTCTCTCAGCCGGCGGATTTCGGCGCCAAGCTGGTTCTGGAATTCCTCTGCCGTGATCGTCATTACTTCGTTCTCCAATCGGATCCGTGGATCTGTACCGCGGTGCACATCTGCTGCAGCCGGCTCCACATGCGCGCTCCAATGCGGTCGCCCAGCGTCTCCGGCCGCGCTGCCCTGGCATAAGGGTTTTCGTTCTGCACCTGGCCGGCGCCGGGCGCCAGGTTCTGAAAGTTGGTGGTCACAATCACCGCGGCCGTTTTGTTGTAAAGCCTGCTGATAAGCAACTCCACAGTGTCGAAAACCCAATCGGTCGGCCGCGAGGCGCCCAGCTCATCGATTACCACCAGGTCGGCCGAAAGAATCGGCTTCAGAATCTGCGTTTCCGTCTCCGTCGCATCGGGGCCATAACTGGCCCGCAGCTTTTCAAGGAGTTCCGCCACGGTGATGAACTGCCCTTGGATCCCTTTGTCTTCGATCAGAGCGCGAACGATGCCGGCCGCCAGGTGGGTTTTGCCAGCTCCTACGTTGCCCGTAAACAGGATCCCGCGGCCGGCGCCAGGCAAAAAATCGGTGACATACCGGCGCGCGGCAGCCAGTGCCCAGCTTGTGTGTGCCTCCGGCGTGAAGTTTTCGAGCGCGCAACCCTGGAATTTGGGCGGAATTCCCGCTTTGGTGAGCCGCATTCTGGCCTGCTGGTCGATCTGGCAGGCGCATGGCCGGGATCCGCGCTCAGTTGGAATGAGCCCGACATCACGGCATATGTTGCAATTAAATGGCTGCTGTGCAAGCTCCATAAGCCCGTCCTGACCTTCCTGGGGGTTTGGTGGTAGGGGTATAGCCAAAAATGCCGCCGGCGCGTCCTAGGGCCGTCTGCGGGCCGGCAACGGGCATTTAGATGATGCCTTCCAGATCCAACGGCGCCGGCTCGGCTTCATCCTGCATCAGCTCGGTTTCTACCTCGTAAAAAACCGTCTCGTCGTCCCTGAAACGGTCGTGGGCTTCGTCGGCATCATCGGCCTCGATGATCCGCTCTGCGATCAAACTAACTCTGAATTTCGGCATTGTCTTCCTTTGCTGGTGGCAGTTCGTAAGACTGCCAATTCGGGGTGTTTTTGTTGATTTCGTTTGCCAGCCGGAGAAGGCCGATAAACAATTTTTCATTGCCCTGGCCGTGGGCGGCGCCGGCCGCCAGGCCCAGCGCCAGCAACAGGGTTTCGTACTGATCCCCCGTGAGCGTGAACGTGTATTCGTTCATTCCTTCTCCGCCATTTCGTTTTCGGCCACCACTTCGCCGTCTTCGAGCACGATTCCCACGCGGCCGGATGTGTCGACGCGCGCCATCCAGATCTGGAAATTGTTCTCTACCGCCATGTCATAGAGGATCTTCATGCCGGCGTCGTCCAGTGCTTCGCCGTGGCGAATGCAGAGCACGCGCAGCTTGGGGTTGGCGGCCATGGCAATGCGGGTTGACAGGCGGATCTGCTCGCCTTCCCCGAGGTTTTCGAGCGGCAAACCGTTGAAGCGTACTTCCGTCATCGCGTCGTTGAAAGTCAAACCCTCAACCGGAATCTTGGCCTTGGCCACCGCCTTGCGCTTCTTTTCCTCCCGCACCGTCATGCGCGCGTCGATGGTCTGCCATTCCTTGTCTTTGCCGGCCAGCTCCTTCCTCAGTTGCTCTTTGGCCCGCCAGTCATCGATCGCGCGGTTGGTGCGCTGCGCGCTCTGCAGCTCGGCCGTCAATGCCATCACGTCGATGGGATCGCCCGCCGGCGCCGCTTCATAGGCCACCTGCGCTTCGCCCGCGGCCGTGGCCAGGGATGACCGCGTGTTCTCGGCCGCCTTCAGAACCTTGCGCGCCTGCTTCAACTGTTCTTCCAGTTCCTCTACCTTTTTCGCCTGGCTGTTAATCAGCCGTTCGTTGTCTTCAATGGCGGTGCGCGCGCTGGCTGCCCTGGCGCCCAGATCCTGCTTAGCCTTGAATGTTTGCTGCGCTTTGCGGTTGGCTTCTCCCGCTTCATTCAACTTCACCAGGATGGCGCCCTCGTCCAGCTTTTCGACGGGCAATCCTTCGAGCGTCCGCATGGCGTCGATGCGCGAGCTGATCGATTTGCGCTCTGCGTTCACCGCGGCGCGCGCCTTGTAATCGCTCTCATGTTCCGCGGCCAGGGCATCGAAGTCCAGATCTACATGAGCGGTTTCTCTCAGCTTGGCCACCTGTGCTTTGGCGTCCATGCGGATGAATTCGAGCGGATCAAAAGTCAGAATGTCGAAAATCTGATCCAGAAAATCCTGCGGCGTCGTCTCCCGCTTGCCCTTAATCATCTTGATGTCGAGGGTGGGATTCTGGCTTTCGGCGGCCAGGGTGCGGGTTACGGTGAATTCCAGATCTTTGTTGCCGATGCGCCCGCTCACCCGCATCTGTTCGGCGCCCATGCGCACCGCCTTCAGCGGCAGGCCCTTGATGCCTTTGAGCAAAAACCAGATCGCGTCGACGGCGCTCGTCTTCCCTGCCCCATTAGGTCCCGTGATCTGCATTACCGGCCCGTGGGGCGTGACCCTGAACAGGCGCAGCTTTTTGAAGTTTTCGGCCACGAATTCGTAAAGTTTCAAATCCGCATAAACGTCATTCTTTGTCATCTCGATTGTCCCTTTCTCGCTTCTTCCTAGTAGCAGCCTGGCGGCTTCATCTCCGCAGTTGGCTATCTGGCCGGCCGCGCGTTCTGTCACGTGCGAAGCCTGGTCAGACGTCAAGCCGAAACGTTCGCGCAGATTCGCCCGCGCCCGTAGCGGTGTGCCTACCATGGTGCATTAAATTTAGTGCATGAGTGGGAAAATTTCAAGGATTTTCTTGGGTATTACATAGGTGATGCATAGGTGTTGCCTATGTTTTGGCGGGAGGGGCGGAAGACTGGTTTACCAACAGGACAATTAGACAGATTCCCCTGGTGGGCACCCCCATTTGAAACACCTTCCGCCCGGTTAAGATTTTAGATCTTGGAATTGGCCTTGAGCTTTTCAATCGTCGCCTTATCTTCCTCTGTCTGCCTCTTGGCATCCGCGAGGGCTTTGGCTAACGACGATCCCAGGGGAGAGCGAACGAAAAGCGCCGCCAGGCCCACTAGTGCTCCCTGCAATGCGATCAGGGCCTCATCCTTGAGCCCGTTCGACAAATTGAACTTGTTGGGATCCATGATTATTGCCGAGATAGAAGCCGCGGCCCCGCCGCCGATGGCAACCGCAGCCGATTTCAACCATTCCTTCATATGCATAGACTCATCCCCGCCTTTGCCTGGTGTCGGCTGCGCTTTCTCTTCTGGCCTCGCAGTCTGAGTCATTGCCGAATGGATCGAATGTGCCTCCCAGCAGTTCCTGCTTTCCCTTCAAATCCCGCGGCCACCAGTATTCTCGGTCCCCATCTCTGCGCAGGGCCTCGGGCGGGATCATGGTTATTCGCTGATCGCTCCACGCGATTATTCCGTCGCAGTATTCAATCGCCGTTGTTGATCTGGCTTCGTAAACCTCGTTCTGATTTTGTGCGGAAGCTACCTCTTCCCAATTCGTGTTTTGCATCGGAACGTTCTGTAAGTGCTCGGGGATCATATAGAGCTGATCGTCATACTGGATCGAGAGCACAGAGAAGGTCAGAGCCACATCATCGAACCAGAAACGATACTCGATGGTATGCCACACATCGGGTGTAATCTCAGGCACAATAAAGCCGCTATCGACCCAGGCCGGCGGGTCTAAATCGATTTGGAACTGGCCGGTGTCCGCGTTCCACTGCGTCGAAAAATTGGCCACGTTGCGAATCTTTGTGTTGGCGTTCGGCCGCGTCTTAACGCAGATTTTCCAGTCCAGCTCATGCCGGGCCACGTTCTTGGCGGTCGAGGCAGGGAAGCGGAATTTCAGGCGATAGGCTATCCAGTTGAGCAGCTTTCCATTGTTCGAGGGCACGCCTCGCTTGCGGCTCACCAGAGCCCCGCCCCACGCCTGCAAGGATCCATTGGTGATCAGCATCGGGCCGGCCGGCGTCATCGAGGCTTCGAAATAATCGCTGGGCGGCTTGTTGATGCTATCGCTCTTGTTGCTGATCCAATCGGCACTGTTCGAAAACAAATCGCGTTCGATGTAGAAGACTGGCGCCGTCATTGCCATGATTCCTCCAGATTTTCCGTCAGAATTTTTAAGGGAACTGCTTGAGCACCTGTGGAGTCGCCCACGGCAGCGAATTGATATAACGCGCCAACACAAAATGTCCGTAAGCGGTAGGGTGCAAGTTGTCATTGCCAAAGCATTGCTGCGAAGTGGCGTAACACTGATTGGCCGTGGTCGAAAGAGTCGGCGGCAGAGTACCGTCGCTGTTGGCAACCGCGCCGGGTCCTAGCTCGACATAGGTACAATTCGTCGTTGAAGCACAAACATCGGCCTCGATTGCCCGATAAACCCAAACCGCCGCCGTACCGCTCAAAACCGTACCCGCACCAATCGGCGTCGACGTCCATACCCCACCTGAATACTCATAAGCGGAAATGTTGTTTATCACCGTGTAGCTGTTAGAAGCACAACCGTCAGCGGTCGGTTCTCCCGCATAACTCCCTATGTTCAACGGACTGAACACGTAGTGCTTGATGGACGAGTTATAAGCTGCCATCGCTGCTAGTTCGTTCTTCAGAGCAAAAGCAAAAATCGCCGTACAATTAGCTGAGTTACCGAACACGCCCTTACCGTGAGTCACATCGTTGATACCTCTAGCTACAATGTTCACGGCGGCATTGGCAGGTGTGCCCCCGGTAAGCACGGGAAGATTATTGTTCACCCAGGTCGTCGCCTCGGCAGTCGGAACTGTCCCGCTGATTGCCCCGGCGGTATTAAAGTCGTTGCTTAATAACATGCCGCCCACGCCGAGCCCTGCAATGTTCGCAGTGTTGAAACTAGTAGTCCCGGTCGAGTATCTCTCGATAGGGAGAAATGATCCCGTCGAATCCAAACTCGCCGCATTTCCCAATAGCGCATTGAATCCAGTACAGAGGATTGAATCTGTAACACAGAGAGCCACTGTGCCCGACTCGGAAATGAACGACATGCTATAGGGATTTGGAACAGAGACGGTATCTAAGAATGCTCCTGAAAAACCGCTATACACCTGAGGAGTCGAGTAGCCTATCCCGACATTGCCACCTACTAGGCCGATGTTCACATCGTAAGTATGGCTGACGTTGGTAGTGCTGGGAATCCCTGTAATGTACCAAATGTTTGAGCCGGTTTGCAGGGTTTCGGTTTCTGCCACCACTCCATCAATGCGAAGCGTGACGCTCCCGACAGAAGAAGGAATACCGCTTCTCAGGCCAACGCGCACCACGGGCGCGGAGGAAGTGAACTTAGTATGGCACTGAGAATAAGTAGCGTGGTAAGGCTGGTTCCCGATAACCCCAGCCGAATTGCCACCATTGTTAAGGAGATTAAAGTAAGAACAATCCTGAAGATCAGAAGCTACTAGAGTATGCACATTCCACTGTACGGCAGGCGAGGAAGTGAACGTTGGCCCTCGATTGGGGGAAATAGCATAGGGATTGGCAGGCGCCGCCGTCGTGAAACCGTGATAGAGTCCCGACACCTGCGCTTGCGTTAATTGCGTGCCGGGAAGATACAGCAACGCCTCGTCCATCCACCCCGTATTTAAAAGGCCGGGCGCATAAATACTGGTCCCCACTGCGCCATTCATCAAAATCTGGCCACTCGTGAACAAGGGACTGCTACCGTCGTTCATGTAGACAGTGAAAGCGCCAAAGCTGCCCACGGAAGGGTTGAACACAACGCACATCTGGTAGGCGGCCTGCGGTTGCACATAATGATTCACGCCATTAGTGCCGAACCAAAAAGCGGCATTGGCTGTGGTCGTAGTGGGAAAGGTAAAAGGTTGATTGGCAGTCGTCGAAGATACCGCACCGTAACCCGGACCTATCGACCATTCCGCCGCTTTGCTAACTGCAAAATTGTATACCGGGCCGACGCTAGAATTACTTGGATTCACCTCGGGATCGGATGAACCCCACCAACAAATTGATACCCCGCCTGCTGCTGCTATCGTCAAATGACTAGCAACCGTGTCCGCATAAGCCGGGTAGACAATCTGGGTAAGTGAACCGCCTCCCTGTACCTGTGAAGAGTTAGTAATCGTAGCCACGCAGTTCGACATGGTTACAGTTCCCGGCACAGAGGAGAGTACTGGGCCAGATGGAGTAAGATTAGGTCCCGTACCGCAACGTCCCTGCTTAACCCATCCACCTTGCATTTCCCCCTTGCCTCCTGAGACAAAGTTTGGGTATCCCGCAGCAGGTACGGCGGTCCAAGTATCGGCAGCGGTTAGCACATTGGATACTGACAACGGTGGGAGCGCGGCTCCAGTAGCGTTGAACAGAATGAAAACCGCACCCGTGGTGCTGGAGATTACTTGACTGAGACTATTAGGAAAGTAAATCCCGGCCTGCTCAAGCGCATTTTGTAAACTCAACAGGGCCGTGTTGGTTGCCGTAAGCGCAGTCTTAGCATTGGCGTCGGTTACAGAGGAGATTACCCCGCTCTGACTGGCGTACTCCGGCCCCTGCTGCTGCAAAGCGTCGGGCGTGATTCGAGAAGCGGTGGGGAATCCCGCTACCGGGCCGTTGATCGAATATACCGGAGATTGGCCTGTATTTAGCAGGTTCACGCTGGAGCCAAGACCATCCCATGAAGTTCCGTTCCAGCGGCAATCGACTTTTTGACTGCCTCCGCCTAAACTACAGTTGCCTTGAGAATCCGTAACCAGGACTATTGTGCCCACGGCGGGAGCAGCGGGTAAAGTTGCCACTGTGACAGCGTTAGGCGAACGGCTGTTGGATTGAACATTCCCGGCTATCTGAAGACCGTTGTTGCCATCCGTAAGTACCCCTGGATAACTTGTCGAGCCGCCCTGCACGCCGGCGGGGATGCCGAAGTTAAAACCGTAGTGGGGATAAGATCCAGTTACTGTAACGGTGGCATTCGATCCTGGGGGCAATGTAGTCGTGCTTCCCGCCGTGAACGTCTGGGCTGCAAGGTCGACGCATGCATTGAGCGTGAGGTTGTAAACCTGAGTGGCTGTGGTGCAGCTCCCCGGCCACGAAATCTCTGCACTAGGGTCAACCTTCGGCCCTACGACCGAAACAAAGCAGCTGTTGCTCGCAAAGTTGTACACGGCGCCGGCGATGTTGCAATTGGATGGCCAGTTGATAATCTGGCTGGGGTCAATCTGCGGACCCACCACGGCATTGATGCAGGTATTTGCCGAATCGGTGTAGACCATATTGGCGGTGTTGCAGTTGGTTGGCCAGCGGATCTGCGTATGCGGGTTGGTTTGCGCCTCGATCCGCAGGGTTGCCAGGACGAAGAAACAGAGCAAAAATTTAACCAAATGTGAACGCATCGATTCGATCCCCCAATTGGGTTTGAAAATTGAGTGTGATTACGTTGCCAACCGTGGTGTAGCTGTTGACTGGCTGCGCCAGGCCGCGAGGCATGAGGATACCGTTATAGGCCACTGTCAGCACGAGAGCCCCAGGCGCAACATAGAGATTACCCAGCACACGGGAGCAGGGAGCATAGCGCAGAGATTTAGACAACGCAGAAGGCATCTATTCGCTCCCACGTCGGGTCTATGTCGAAATTGAGGGTGATTTTCGTGCCTGTTGAATCGAGCGTGTAACTCAGGGTGGGCGTGCTCTGACCTTCGGGCAGGAGTACTCCGTTGTACGCCGCTGCAATCACCTGCCCCGGCGCGGTGAAGGAATGATTATTTACGCCCAGCGCGCAGAGCAGATAAGCCAGCGCAGCCAGGGGAAAGCCGTACGGAGGAATAATCTGCGCCAGGTTGCTCAAGTCCTGGGATCCGGTTCCTGTCAGCTCATAGGCGCCACACTGAACGACGTTATCTTCGCCATCCAGAATTTCAATCGAATAGTAAGTGCCCGACGGCGAAATCTGATCATTACCCCAGATGAGCGTAGAGATTGCCGCGCCGCTCGAATAGACCGCAAACGGTCCCGTCTTGGCCAGCATGGCAGTGCCTTGGATTAAGGGAAGGGAAGCCCCGAAGCTGCATAACGTAATTCGCAGCTTGGCCGGATTGGCGGTTGAGCCGGCCGCGGCGCCGGTCAGATCATCCAGCGTTGCGGTGAGCGTGATGTTCGGAGTTGCCGGCATCGCTTGGCCCTCTACTCAAAAAACGCCATCATTCCCATCTGCGCCCGGTTGGGGTGATTGTGTGACTGCTCCAGAACGTTTTCGCGAAACCAGGTCGTAAACGGCCGATTCAGCCAGGCCCAATAGACGCTCTTGCCTATCGCTTCTTCAAGGTCGGTACTTTCGGCCGCGTATCTTTGCGCCACCATGGGTGCCTGTTCCACGCGCGCCCCCGCCGCCGGCCGGCCGCCGTAATAAATTTCATCGATATCTGCTACCAGGCGCTGCAGAGCGCGGTTGTTGAGGTCTAGATACCAGGGCTCGTCTAGTTCATTGGCCTCTATCTCGCCGGCGTGCTCCATCACCGTCAACCATTGCCCGTCCCACCATCCCGCCTTCACCCGGTTGCGGATGCAGTAGGCAATGGCCTTCATCTGTTCCAGGCTGGCGCCATGCCCCGCAGCTCGGGCGGCGAACAAAGCCAGTTGCGCGCGTTGTACGTCGTTCAAGGTCAATTCGTTTCCTTCTCCAGCCGGCAAGCCATGTAATGCAGGACCTCGGGCTGGCTCGTTCCCGTAAAGATCGTCTGGACGCTTGTTTTCTTGTCTCGAATGCACCGAATCGCCGCGATTACGTCTGTCACTTCTCCGTGTTTCCCGCTCTCGATTTCATGCACCAGTTTGCGCAGTTTGCCGGTCACATCGTAGACCGTAGCTTTGTTGATCGGCCGCAATTTGGATCCCCGCCGCAGTCTGGTTTTCTTCTCCACTTCGGTATCGCACAACCGTGCTGTCGGTATTGTGGTCAACGGATCACTCCTAGAATTTCCTCTTCGCGCATCAGCCTGCAGGTTTTCCCCCGCAATACAATTTCTGTTCCTGCATACTTCCCGAATAGAACACGGTCGCCGGCCTCGACTTCCGTAGGGACGAAAATGTTGTTGGCGTCCATGCGCCCGCGGCCGGCGGCGATAACGATGCCTTCGCTCTGCCTCTCCTGCGCCGTCGAGGGCACAAAGAGAATTCCCGAATCCGTCATCTCGTCTTTATCCACGGGCAAAACTAAAACCTGGTCGCGGATGCAATGAAAAGCTCGGGCTTCGCGGCGCGCGCTTTTCAATTTGTCGATCGCCAGCGCGCTTTCAAGACTCGAATAGAAAATCCGCGCCGCCGGTTCCTGTATCACCACAGCTTTGCTGTCATCGCTCAATGAATCACTCCCCCTTGCAAATTGAAGTCGAAAATTTGCTGCAGATACCATGCGGATGCTTCGCCAGATCCCACCGGAAAAGCCTTGTGTGCCTCGATCGGCGTGATCGCCCCGCAACGCATCATGGTTAAAAGTGCCGTGCGCCAGCCATAAAACTTCGGCTTCCAGATCGTTCCCCACTCCGTGAATTCAAGAATCATCCACTCCGTCGATAGTGGCCATTGGATCGTGGCCACGCGCGAAAATTCCGGCTCTGCAATCGATGAACCTCTGGCCGCCTGGTCGTACTTCTCGCGGGCTTCGGCTACCATCGCCGCCACATCCCGCAGTTTCTTTTCCGCCTCCTGCTTGCGCCCCAGCCTTTCGAGCGCCTGCACCTGGTTAAATTGCTTTTGCGCTTCGTCGGCCATGCGTAAGCACTCTTCGCGTTCGCCTTCGCGGCGCATCTCCGCGGCACCATCCCATAACTGATTGCGCATGTAGATGCCGCTTAGGCCGCTACGCGCGCCCTCGAAGGGAAACATTACATGCTCACTCAGTTTCAGTTTGCCTTTGCCGGTCACCTTGCCCAGCTGGTCGTAGAACTGTTGCGGGGTCAGAATTTTTCCGTACCGCATCTCTTCGTTCTCGTGCCCCATCCATCGGCCTTGCCCATCCCAGCGGTTTTTGTGCTCCGCGGCTTCGGTCAATTCGCGCAGCGCACAATTTTTCTCGATCAGCTCATGGCCCTTGGTTTCCTCTACTTCATGGCGCATTCGTTCCATGGCTTCGATCACCCGCGGGTGGTTGGCAATCATCTGGTCATGGGTGGCGCGGAAGTCTTCAAGCGCCGGCTTTTCTCCCACCGCGGCGCCGCTTGTTCCGAGCCCCAGCGCCAGGCCCAGCCCGGCCATCTGTTCGGCGCCTTCCGGCTGCGGCGGGGTATAGCCCTTGTCGATTTCTTCCGCCGCCTGGCGGATGGCTTTGTCTGCATAGTGTTCAGTCATCGTTGCCGCTCCTGTTGTTGCCGCTGCAGGCTGCTGTCAGTCATGGCTTTTTGAATCATGGTGGCGATAAACGGGCCGTACCGCTCCGCGGTCGCGCCCGACTGCAGCGCGAAAAGAAAATTCTGCGCAATCTTGGGGTTGGTCTTGATGGCGTTGAGCACATAGCGCGAAGTTTCGTAAGTCGTCTCACCAGCTACCCCGCCGGCAAATCCGCCGAATCCGGTCATATGCCCCAGGGTGGCGCCAACCGTAAACGCCGCGCCGCGCTTCGCCCAGGGAGAAAGTCTCTCTGCTGCCGGCGCCGGCGGTTTACCTTTGGCCGCTTCCTCTTCCAGCCGCTGCACTTCTGCAGCGTGGGCTTTGGCCTGGTCAAACGGGGGCGCGGGTTCATTTCCTTTCAGCCGCTTAATCTCTTTTGCAACGGCATCCTCGGGATTCTCGTTCAATATCTTCTGAACCTCTTTGGTTACGGTTTGCAGACCGTTGTTAAATACCGCGCGGCCTTTGTCGGTCACGTTTTGCTGCGCAATCTCTTCCAGACTTTCCAGTCGCCCAGTTCCGAGCGAGGCTTCTATCTGCGGCCGGCCGTAGAGTTTCACCGCGCGCTGCAGATCCGTCATCAATCCCCTGCCGTTGATCCCGCGCTGCGTCAATGAGACTTTCGATGCACCTGGCACACCGTTAAGATTGCGGTCCCAGAGATTCCCGAAGTCGCGCAGCATATAGCTCTGGCGGAATCCGGCTTTGGCTGCAGCCTTCATCTCCGGCGTCATTTCGCCGGCGGTTGAATCCATCAACTGATCCATCTCCCCCAGCTTCTGCTTGTAGATCGCCGCGGCGCCCTGTTCGCCTTTGCGCATCGCATTCTGAGCCGCGGCCACTTCGCCATTGATCTGGCGGAAGCGCCCGCCCGTCGCGGCGTCGAACTGGTTATAGGCATCGTCGTTGATCGCCGTCAGATGATCGGCGGCGCCGGTGAAATCGCTAATCTGCCCGAGTATTTCTGGTGTATTGATTTGCGCCGGCACTGGCTTACCGGTGGCCGTGGCTACCATGCGGCCCGTGGGTGCTGCAGGTTCGCCGCCCGGCTGGTTCATCATTACTTCCTGCTGAGGCACGTTGCGCGCAAGGTTGGTGCGCGCAGCGTTGGTCTGTTCAAGTGCCGGCTCCACAGCCGCGCGGGCGTGGCCAGCATAAGCAGCGCGGGAGGTCAGTTCCTGCCTTCGCGCCGCTGTTTCGGCTTCCGCTGCCTGCTGCTCCGCAGCCGTCAGCCTGCCGGCTGCCTGTTGGCGGGTTGTCGCTACATTCTGTCTTGCCTGGGCTTCTCTCGCTGCGGTTTGCTGGGCCGTCTCCTGTTGCGCCGCGGCTACATTTTGCGCCGCCGTTGTCTCCCTGGCCGCGGCCGCCGCGGCTTCCGCGGCCGCTGCTTCGCCTGGTGCGTTGACCATCGTTCGGACGCCGCTTGCGACCGCGCCGGCGCCTTGCAGGACAGGAACGGCCGCGGCGCCCAAGGCCGCGGCTGTGAGCGAGGCACGCACATCTCCGCCCGTTTTGACGAAGGTTTGGGCGCCTGCGATGGTGCCATTTTTAGCGGCCGATGCGCCGATTTTCAGCACTTTGCCAATCATGGGAACTTCTTCAATGAGTTGCGCCAGGCGGGTAACGGTCTTAAACTTATCGGCCGCCTTCATCGTCGTTCCCGCCCGCCCCAGCATCCCCAGCAATTCGCTTTCCTTAAACATTTCACCCGCAGCGCCCAGAGGTCCGGTCGCATATATTTCGCCCAGACCTTCGGTTGCTTCGCCCAGACCTTCCTGCAGATTGCGCGCCGGCGTGGCTGCAAACATTTGCGCTTCCGTCTCCGCTCGGGTTGTCGGCCGCCGGTCAAAAGCGGTGGCGGTCTTCACCAAACCCCTGGCGCCGCCGATGATGCCCCGCAGCGGGCCACTCATAATTGGGTGCCTGTCTATCCACTGGTCAACGCGGTTTTCGTCCAGCGGATCCGCGGCATGGTCGCGCGCGTAAGTCTGCAGAGTCGGCTTGTCGGCAAATAGAAAACCATCATCCAGCGCCTTGTGTACCTGGTGATAACCGACGCTGCGAACGATGCCGGCGGGATCGTGCATCTGGTAGGCACCTTCTCCGCCCTGCGGCGCGTAGCTGCCGGTGATCGCATCCTGCGCCGGCTGCGGCCGCTGTGGCGCCGTCGCCGCCGCGGAGATGGGATTTCCCTGCGCGTCCCATCCCTGGGGCGAGGGCGGGGGCGCTGCGGGCTGGGAAACAGGGTTTCCCTGCGCGTCCCATCCGGCGGTTGCGGTTACGGGATCCACATGCCCTTTCCGTTATTCGCGTTCCAGTCCCAATGTGCGGTTGCAGGTACGCTCGGCGGCCGCGCCGGCGCCGGCCGCGTGGAGGGTGCAGCCTGCGGGCCGCCAGGTTGCCCGACCCCAACAGTTCCATACCGTTTAAGCAGAAATCGATTGTTCTGCACGAGTGAGTTTCGCTGTGTTCTCAATGCTTGACTCAGAATGTCGGCGGCGCCTTGTAGGTTTGCGACTGTCGGCCGCTGGCCCAGCATTTCATCGGCTTGCTGCAGTTTTTTATCTGTATCGCTGCCGCCTAGCAGCGGATTCCCGATAAGTCCAGCGATTGAGCGCCGGGTTTCCGCAATCGATGTGTTGAGGTTTTTGGCCGCGTTGTCGCCCATGTTTCTTTGCGTCCAGAGCATGACATCGTTAGCCAATCCTGCGCCGGGGAGGTTTGAGTCGATAAGGCCGGCTTGCTTGGAAAGGTTCAACATCTGATCCATATAGCCCGGCGCGCCTGGCGTGCCAAGTATGCGGTCAATTCCGTCGAGTGCTGCCTGCGTCTTAGGGCTCGCAGCAAATTTATTTTCCTGTTTGATGATCGATTCACTGAAAGGCCGGCCGGCGGCCTGCCCAAGTTCTATAGCTCTGCCCAGTACCATATTCGGATCGAGCTGTGCGCCCTTGGCTTCACGTTTGAGGTCTTCGGGCAGAATGTCGCCGTTGTACAGTGCCTGCGCCATAGCTTCAAATCGTGGGTTCGGTGTGCCGTCGTCGGTAATCATGCCGGCCTTGACTTGCTTGGTTTTCTGCTCGGCCAGATCCGCCTGAGCCCCTTTCTCGCGGGTGCCGGCCTTAGTTTCACCTATTTGCGCCTGCGTCAGAGCTATCTTGCCGGGCAGTTCTTGGGTGCGCGCCGTTGTCTCCCCTTCGAGATTCTTCTGCTGCGCTGCCTTTGTTTCCATGTCTTGCTTTTTGTTCTTGAATTCCAGTGCAGCCTTGCCCGCGGCGTTCCAGTAATCGTCAATCTCTCCTTGCGAAGTCGGCGCGGTCGCTTTGTGCCAGTCATATTGCCCTGTCACGCTGTTAAAAGTGGGGAATTCTGACCCGGTTGGAAGCAGGGTATCGCGATACCCTTGGGGAGTCTTATAAACCGCGAAGCCTTTGGTTTTGCCATCCTCGCCAACCTGAGGAACGAATTCCAGCGCATGATTGTGAACCAGATCCTTCATTACATCTGGATTTTTCCCCTGAATCTCGCTGATGTCGCCAGGATGCGCCGCCGTTCCCAGCAATTCCGCATGGGCCGTCTTCAGCCTGTCTTCCTGGCCTTGCCAGAATGCAATATCATGCTGGGTAGCGTCGATCTTCCGCCGCGTGGCCCCCCATGTTTCCTCGGCCATCTTCATGCGCAGCATTTGATTGTTGGCGTTGTCTAACACTTTCTGGCGCACATCTGCCTGTTCCTTGTCGCTGGCCTTCTGCTGCGCCTCGATGCCCGCCTCAGCGGCTTTGCCCATGTTGCCCGCACCTTTGCCCGCGGCCAGGCCCGCGGCCCCCCCGCGCATGGCTTCGCCTGCTATCCGCATCCACTGCTGGCCGCGCGTCATCGTGTGTTGTTTTACGTAAGCATTGCCCTGCGCATCGGTGCCCACTTCCGGCCGCGTCTTGCCTACCAGTGCATCGGTAACCGAGTCCATCACCCCCAGCAACCCACCGCGTTTGGTCGACGTCACCACGGGCGCGGTGGGGGGCGGCTTCGGCGCCGCCGGCTGCTGTTGTCCAGGGGCAGCAACCGGCGGCTGCTGCGTGCCAGCCCCTGCTGCCGGCGCCGCAGCTTTCGGGGCCGTATTCATCCACTGATCGCGCGCAGCCCCATTGTCGGCCGGCGGTGGCGTGATTGTGCTTACATTGCCGCCGTCCGGTGGGTTTAAGACGCCTTCGTATCCGTTAGGCATGATGTTCCCTCTTTATGCCCACCCTGTAGGCAATGCCCCGCCGCTGCCAACGGGACCGCCAGCGCCGCCGCCCTTGCCGCCAAAGGACATTCCTCCGCTTAGGAGCCCTCCCCCGATGGTCCCGGCGGCGCCGATGGCTGCATTGATCCAGCTGTTTTGTTCTTCCGCTATCTGGTTGGCTGTAGTCCCTGCAGCCCCGCCGGCGCTCGTGGCGGCGCCTTCATATCCCAGCGGATTTTCGCCTGCGGCAATGCTTTCGAGGCCCGCGCCCGCGCCCAGCCATTGCTTGTACCCCTGCTCGTAATCGGCTTCCTTGATCTGGGTTTGTTCCCGGCTCAATTCGCCGGCCGCGCTCTGCGCCGTCTCCGCTCTGAGCTGTTCCGCCCCGCCGCTTCCGATAAGTTCATCCCCCCCGCCTCTCGCTGCGATACTTTCGCCCACTGCCCGCGATGCGTTGGCGTAGTTGGTCGCCGTGCCCGCTACAGCCGTAGCATTCAAGACATTCGCTTCATCCGTCGAGAATCCTTCCTGCGACGGTCCCAACGCGAAAATCGACTGAAACTGTTTCGCCATTGGCGCATAAATCGCCTGCTGATCTGCATACTGTTTGGCGGTCATCTCCTGCGCCTGCTTGTAAGCATCCAGCTGCTCCTGTTGCAAAAGATTTTGACTGCTAGTTGCACCGCACACTGGCCGCCTCCAGACGTTTCGAGAGCCGCCCGCCCTCGTTCGAAAATCCCAGATGGTTTTCTGCAAACCGGATCAGTTTCGGATTCCGGCTTTCGAAGCGAATTTCTCTCACGCTTTTCGCATTCCGTTCCAGCCATCGCATGCCTTCGACAAGAGCCATAGACAAGCGGTTGCGATGGTGGATCTGTGAGGCAATCGCCGCTACAGCCGGATAGGGCGGGAATTGAATATGTACCTCAATGTCGGGGTCGTAGCGAACCGCCTTGAAAAAGTACACTGGCCCTTCCTCATCGGTCAGCAGCCAGGCTTCCCATCGTTCTCCTTGCTCGATCCAGAATTCCGGGCGCACACGCTGCGCGGCATGGTCGGGATCGGCAAGAGTCCAGGCGCGCGCCAGGTCTAAATGCTTCTGGTCGGCCGGGATCAGCAGATAGCGCGAAAATTGGTGAGTGATCATGATGCTTTCTTCCGCCGCCCCCGCGGTGCCTCTGATTGCTGCGAGTGGTATGCGGCAAGTTCGCGGGGGCCGGATTTTGCCGGCTGGTCTTGAATTTCAAAGCTGAGTGCGCCTCCGCACAGAACGCACCTTCCCATAGGGGAGCGGTCGGCTGGCTGGTACACGTACATCATTGAATCGCCGCAGATAATCTCTCCAATCCGGCGGGCAAAATACAGTTTCAATTCGTTATCTTCCTTGATCTGGATTCCGAGATCCGGCGCCATGTCTAGAAAAGATTGAATCGGCAAAATCTTGGCGTGGTCATAAACGTTGGCGCACTGGATCCGCAGCCGAATATCTGGAATGCCTTTCACTTCTGCGCTTCCTCCTTGCGTTCGTCTTCCGTGGTGGCGAAGATGCCCCAGTCGAGCAGTTCATCTCCAAAAGCCTGCATCCCGTAATCAAACTTAGTCAGAATGCAATCGCCTTCGTCGGCCACTCCGTTTTGCGCCAGGGCATAACGATCGCTGAAAACACTTTTGCTCCGCGGGGTCGAGGGCGGATCGGGGCTCGTTACTTCAAGCACATTCCACGGCCGCTCTGTCGACGGGTTGATTTCTCCCAGCAATACGCTCACCGCGGGTCTGGCGCCCACGGCCATGCTCTTGGCCGATATGTGCGCCACTTCGCTCCACTGCCCCGTGGCACACAAGAGATTTACTCCCTTGGCGTCCCACGATGGATAGGGCGTCCCCACGTCGGTCCACACTGTTCCGGTGGAGTCGCGCATACGGATAGGCCCCGCCGTGGCCGGCCCCATGAGCAGGTTGAAGACTCCAGGGCTGGTTTCGACCGATTGCACGGCGCTGGTGCCATTTGTTATCGCCGCGAACGGGGTCCATATCCACCCACTCTCAGGCGGATTGACCGCCGATAAGCGGAACCATCCCACGTTGCCATCGGCCACGTACATGGCGGTTTCTTTCGTGCTTTGAATGTTCCAGCTTAGAAAAGTGCCGGCCGCGCTGAACAGCGGCGCCGAGTATCCGCCCGTAGTCACTTTCAGGAATTGATCGCCAATCGGGAAACCTATTTCGGCGTAACCGCTTTGCGGATCAAAGGGGTATTCGATTCGCAGGGTGCTGACTTTCAAATTCGATTCCATGAGAAAGATTTCAGTGCCTAACACATCCATGGCGTTGTAGTTTGCCAGGTTGATTTTTTCTACGAAAGAAGTGGCATAAAACGGATTGTTTAGGGTTCCCGTGCCCAGAATGATTTTTATTCCGCTGGTGGTGAAAACCAGCAGGGCACCATTCTGCACGGTAATAGGCAACAGTCTGACGACAAGCGCCTGAAAAGTGAAGGAGTTTAATGGTGGCCATGCAGTGTTGCCGTTGCCCGTAACTGTGTCTGGCCCACCTGACCAACTAACCGTGTTCCCGCGGAATCCCCAGATGCGTTGCAGGTGATACGCAAACCCGGTCATATTCGCGGGCGGGGCATCGTTTGAGTGCGCGACGGGCGCGCTAATGAAGGGATTCAGCGCGCCACTGCCGTTACTCGATATGTCAGGGACTCCAAATTCTTTATAGGCGAGAAACCCGCCATCTATCGGGATCGCATCTTCAAAAACAAGTTGGCTCTGGCCTTGCGGGGTTCGCCAGATCCAATACTGATCTAGTTGCTGCAGGCCGGTGGCAAAGCCTCCCAACTGCAAATATGGCCCGGTCGGTTTGCCCAGGATAGGCCCTTGAATGGTGGCTGTTGGCGAAGCCGAACTGACGCTGCCATCGACCGCATGAGTCGAAAATGCATACTGCACGCTGGCTGTGGTGATAGTCACGCCTGGCCCGATACATACCCAGGTGACCCCGCCGTCTGTCGTAGAGCTGCCCGTCGCCGTCGCCCAACTGGCCGGCGGGGTGGCCCCGGATGTGCCTCCTGAGTTGGTCATTTGCAGGTTCTGGTTTGTGTCGATGATGCAGTTATAAAGCTGGTACGAAGTCGATGGCAGCCAATGCAGCGGCTTGCCAGAATTCATCCAGATAATGTTTCCATCCGCGGTTGTGGGGTAAAGATTGGTCGCCGTGGGCGCGCCCGCGAACTTGGGATAACCGCGGCCGGTAACATAGGCGCCTCCGCCGATGCCGCTATAGACCCATTCGACATTTTGGTTAGCGTCAAGAATCCCGTAGTAGGCGAAAAGCGCGGTGACTGGCTGCCAATACTGCGTGCCGTTCAGGGGGGTAATCGTCGGCGCGGCCGGGGGAGTTGGTAGCCCCATCGCTTGGACTGCGGATCCGTAGCACTTCCACTGCTGGCCGGCGTCGGGAGTGATCGCATACTGAGTTGAAGACCATGCGGGTGCTGTCCCTCCCGTAATGCCGCTGCCTGTTGTGGTGCTGCCGGTGTCGTTGGTTATTGCATAGGCTGCGTGGGCCAGGCTGATGGTGGCGATTCCCAGCGTGGATGAAACCATCGTCAAGGTGTAACTATTCCCATTCAGATAAGTGCCCGCCGCGGTCAATCCGCTGAAAGTGAGTGAAACCCCTTGCAGGTTCGCGAACTGGTTGGTAACGGTCTGGGGATCAAAATAGATTGTGACCACGCTTCCATTCGAAGCCGTGGCCTGAATATTCATGGTGATCCCGCCCAGTGCCATCTGCATATTGTGATTGGGGTCAATAACGATGAGCGTGCCCGGTGTTACCACCGTGGAAGCAACCCAGCCGGTAGATCCTGCTATCCACTTTTTCGTTTCCACTCCGTCGCTCATGTAGAGCGTCGATCCCAGCGCGAGGAATCGCATTTTCCCCGCGCCGGCCAGCTTGTTCAAAAGCGTTATCTGCCCGCCCGCGGTGCCGTCCTGCACCTGGGTAGCGGTATCCACCATCACGCGCACAATCTCATTGCCGTTTGAAATGTACTTGAAGCTGTAAAAACCTAGAACCGGATTGAAAGTGTTTGTGTTGTAGACCGCAGAGCCAGGGCGGCGAATGTCTGTGAGCCTGCAGCTTATTTCGCGGTTGATTCCATCCCAGATCGAGTCAAAGCGGCTGCCCTGATAAAACTTCTTCATTAGGTACGCGGTCGCCGCATCACGATAAGGGCTGCGCTGCGTCCACAGGCCGGTGAACTGTTCGCCGCCCATGGTGAGCGCCCCGTACCTGGTCGGGTTGGAGATGGCGCCCGTTGCTGCGATCGGCCCGGCCATTTACTGCCCCCGCCCTGCCACGCCGGCTTGTACAGATCCCTGGCTGCGGATCACGCTGCGCGAATCAGACAACCAATTACCTAAGAAAATAGCTTTCGCTTGCTCGTCCAGACCATCCTGCGCGCCCAAGAGAGAAGCCACAAAGTCGCGTTCCCAGATCGAGAAGCGCGCGTCGTTGACAAGCAGCGCCCCAAGGGAGAGAAAACCTTTGTTGTAGATGTAGCCGCATTCGTCTGGAATCACGCCCCAGGGGTTCGCCCAGCTCGTAATCAGCGGCGCTTTCTGCTGGTAATCGAAAAATGCTGTGTACGCCTTGTCGGGAATGGCATTGAATCGGAACGTGATGTTCCCTAGGTTGTCATCGTACTGCGGTGCCACTTGCGTGGGCCTCTGCTGGGAACTGACTCTCGCCAGGGCCACAGCGCCGCTCAGCTCCATGTTTTTACCGCTGGCGGGGTCATTGAGCCATTGTGTTTCGATCCGCCCCAGGTTAGGCACATTCACCACATAGTCGGTCCCGCCGGCCGTGGTGATCGGAACCGGCAACGTAGCGCGATTCTGGCGCCAGATGAAGGGCGGTCCCAGAATGCGCTGAAGAACTAGGTTTGACATGGTTAAGGCTGGCTCTTGCCCATTGACATTCAGGCGCTGATTCTTGATGAGCGTCTGAACGAAGGTGACCGAATTCATTACGTTCTGCGTGCTTGCCATCGGTTTTCACCAACCCGCAAAGTCTGGGACTTCGCTGATTTCTTCGGCTGTCATTTCTCCCAACATCACGCTGATTGTGTCCCCGATTTCCGCACCATCGAATTCAGCTTCGACGCTTTGCCAGTCAAAAAATACACATGACGCGCCGGGGTGCGTTACAGGGCGCCTCACAATAAAGACTTTCTTTTTATCTGCCATTTGTCGGCCTCAAACGGGATGATCCGCGGTATAAGGTGCATCGTTTTGCCAGCGCCTTTCAACTGCCTGGTTCATGGGCACGAGTGAAAAAGCATCGGGCTCTTTGTTGCCCTGGCCGGTCATCACAAGCAATGCAGCCAGCCAGTCGACGCGCGCCCGCTCCCCGCGTTTTACGTCGCCAGGGTTGGGCGAAGCCTTGTACATGGCCGCTTCTAGACCATTGAAAAAATGCCGGCTGAAGCTGTCGGGAATCGGATCAAGAGTCTGCCCCAGCTTGGCGAATGTCGGGGGCTCGATCTGGAAGTAGGGAATCAACTGGTAGTTGGGTGATGTGGCATTGGGCAACCAGTCGACGCGAAAGCCTTGGCTGGTTGGCGATACAACCGTCCAAGTTACAGATCCATCCGTCACGGTTGCGCCTTCCGTGCTGTTGACGGGTAAGCTCGGCGCCGCGCTGCCTGTCACTCCAAAACCGGTGACGATCAGCAGATTGCGGTTGGCGTCGATCATGCTCATGACTGGGTTGCTTTTCTGGTTACTCCCGTCGAGCGGGTAAAATCTCACGCCGGCGCCGGGCCAGGTGCCAAAGCTCAGCGTCTGGTTATACATCCAGCAGACTTGCGTCGGCCGCCATCGGCTGAGGCTGGTTCGCGCCAGTTGTTTTTTCCACGTTACGGCGCCATCCCAATTCAGCGGCTTGGGCATAGTGGAGTTATTCACGTCCACAATGTCGCAGTCTTCGCCCCAGCCGATGATGCCCGCGGCCTGCGCCGGCTGCGGATAGTCTTGCTGCCACGAGTTGAGCTGGAAGGGCCGCGCGATAGCGCGATTGAATTTCCAGTTGAACCTGGTTATGTCTCCGCGCACATTGACGGCGCCGCCCAGCAGATCCGCCATCACTTCGTTACCCAATTCAAGGCTCAGGGTATCGCTATAACCAGAAGGCAAAGCCCGCGGATCCGGCACGCCCTTGGCTGCAACGGCATCATAGACCGCTTCGAGCGTAATGGTGGAATTTCCCAAGGGCTTACTCCTGCTTCAAAATAAGTTCTGTTGTTTCGGCGGTTCCTTTTTCGGCCGCGCGGCCGCCTCGCGCTCCTGTCTTTCCCCGCATTTCATGCACGCCTGCAGCCGTCGATCATGGACACGATGCATCGTCTCGGCACGGCAAACCTTGCACCATGCCGAAGCCTGCACCGTCGTCCGCGGGTAGTGTTCCGCCATCGATACCTCTACGAAAGAATGTCAATGCTGCCTGAAAGCAGTTGCGCGCTCGGGACCGCGGCCGAAGCTGCGATGGTGACGGCCAGGGTTTCGGGCACGGTCAGATCTACAGGCCCCTGCGCCGCAACGTTGGTGTCGAGGTAAATGGCCGTATTGGGCGCGGCCACGGTGCCGATATTGGCTGTGACTGACCCGTGCGCGTTAATCATGCCGGCGCTTCCGGCGGTGACCACGGTCAGCAGGAATTCAAATTGAATCGGTAAATTGCTCGAAGCCGCGGTGTTGGTGGCCCCGGTGGTGATGGTGCACAAGGTCACGCTGCCCAGCTTGACGGCGATGGTGATAGTGGCCACGTTTGTGCTTGTGGTCGAATAAATCACCGTGCCTCTCACCCGCAGCGTGCGCCCTACCAGGTTCAACGCTCCCGCGGCCATCACCTGAGTAAAGAGGTTTTGGGCCGTAGTGATGGCGGTCAACGCGGTTTGTTGCGGTATGTTGGCCGCGCGCGCAGATCCCACCACAATGCCCGTGGTCGTTACTATTCCCAGCAGGCCGGTGATCTGATCCGCGATGAGTGCTCCTGGCGAGTTGTACTGACTTTTCGGCATTCCGCCCGATACGATTTGGTCTGCGCCCACGTTGATCCTCCTTGATCTTGCATAGGTAAAACCTAGGTATTGCCTATGCATTGTATAGGTTCTACTACTGTTGGACAAATTGAAGCGCGCCTGAAGTCTGGCCCGTCCCGCTCAGCAGCAAACATACATTCCGGCCCGCGGTAGCGGTGGCCATGATCCAAGCATTGCCATTGCCCAGCGCCAGGCTTTGATTGGTGGCGCCAAAGTTCCAGCCGGTTGCGGCCGTGGCGCCGCCGGCCATGCCCGCGGTGCTGGTAGCGCATACCGCTCCCGTGCCTTCGACAAGGGCGATATTCTGCGCCGTGGCGCTTACCAGGTGCAGGCTGCAGATGTAGGTTGTTTTGTTGGCTACGCCGGTGATGAGCTGCCCGCCGGCGGCCAGGTTGATAGGCACAACCACACGCATATTGATGCTGCAAGGGTCGCCACTTTTAGGGTTATAAGTGGGCGCGGCCTCCACCATTGCCAGCTTGAACGTGAAAAAGAGGGCCAGCAGGATGCCGGCCCTTATCATGGATGACCCTTTCATAATGCTCCTTCTACCTGGCGGTTGTCGCGCCCTTGCGCGTAGCTATCACAAGGGGCGGGCATGATGATCTGGTTTCCATCGCGGCCTGCAAAAGCGAATGTCTTGCCGCAGTGCATGGGGGCGCCGGCTTCGGGTGTCAGTTGCTGCCTGGCTAGATCCTCCAGATTCCCAAACTCCTGCATTTCGCGCTCGTATTTCTCCACGCGCGCCTTGGCATCGGCCGCGGATTCTCCCCGCCGGCGCTCTGGGTTCTTGTTGGTGGGCAGGGGACTGAAGACGCGCAGCGGGCAGTTGGCGCACATAATCAGACTGCGATTGTCGGGCAGGATGACGACGCGTAGCGCGCTCGGGCCTTCGCCTTTGCGTTCCCTGCCAGGGGATCCGCCTTGACGGTGGGTGCACCCCCTGATGACAGTTGCCCGCTCGATCAGATCGGTATGCAACTGTTTCTGGCGCTGCCGATTCTGCCGGCTGCGAACTTCTTTCTGAGACTTGTATTGCTCGATTTCATCCGTCGCTTTTTCCAGTTGAATCTGCGCCGTTGCTAGTTGAACGCGCTTGATTTCGGCTTCTACTTGCGCCAGTGTTTGCTCGGCCATGATGATTCACTCCCGTAAATTTGTTTGCCTTCGATCAGAAAGCGAATGTGGTAGAGATGTGTGAATCGCCGCCCTGGCGACTTGCGCCTGCGCGTGCCGATCCCCCAACCGGCCAGCGCGACCAGGGCGGCCATCACGACAATACAGAACCGGATCATTTCTTTTTCGGCATCGTGCCTATTTTGTGCGCCGGCGGTTGCAATCGACGAAGCGCCGCCGGCGCCCTCGCTCTGGCTTCAGGCTTTGCATCCTCCTTTTCTCCGCTTTCTTCCTCCTGCCCGCTTTCTTTCTCCTGCTCCGTATCGGGCTCGGGCGGAGCTGCAGCGGTCTGCGTTTCCGGCGGAGTTTCAGGAAGCGCGGCCTGGTAGACAATTCCGTGCTGAGCCGGGCAGCGCCAGATTTCCTCTGTCGCGCTGTCGCCTCTGACCGCGGGCCTGGCGCATCGCGGGCAAAAATATTGTTCCGGCATGGCTGCCCTCCTTTTAAGTGGTTTGCGGTACAGCAACCGCGATACGTGCGCGGCTGGTGCCGGCCGGATCTGGCGGAAGTCCTATACCTAGCACGCAGTTATACCCGCTGCCGCCGATAATTAAACCATTCGGATCGAACGCGGTTTTTGCAACATATTCGCCGGCCCACAAATTCATGTTTTCCCAGCGCGGATCAATCTTGGTGTGGCGCTTGTTGGGGAAGTTCACGAATATGATGGCCAGCTCTCCGGCCAGGTAGGTGCTTAGGCCGGTTGTGCTGCCGCCCTGCCAGGCCGCATATTGCGTCTGGTTGGTCGACTGGCGCCAGCGCGCCCCGAATAGTTCGAGGATCCTGGTGTCTCCCTGGCCTTCGTCGGCCATGGTCAACCCTTCCAGCCTCAGTTGCCCGGCATCGGTATGCTTCCAAATGTCGACGACTGAGTTGTTGGAGTTGTCGAGCTGCAGATCGCCAACGAAAAACGGATGAATGCTTCCGTTGTAAGTCCCCGATTTCATCGGTGGCACGGTCGCCCCGCTCAAGCTGGCCGGCATCTGCTCGATGATGTTTTTCCCAAAAGGATAGGGCGCGCTCAGAGAATCCTGATTCGTGGTGCGCGTATCGAAGGTGCGCAGGTAGTCGAACATGTACATCACCAGGTCATCGACCGTCTGCCCCAGCTGGTAAGCCATGATCCGCCGATTCTCTTCCAAATCGTTGCTAATCGACGTCATAAACGCCAGATCTGAAATGTTGTTGTAGTTAGCCCACTGCCCAACAACAATATCCCTGAAATTGACGCTGATCTGCTCTGGCGGTCCAATCGTGCCCTCGGTCTGCTGCTGCAGATCGGCGCCCAACGGGATCGACATGAAATTGCGGAAGGTCTGGCCGGATTTCTCGGGCAGATCCATATGGGTGCAGAGAAGTAGTTTGTTTAGAAACATATACAACCATTGGCAAAAAACCCGGTTGTAGTGGATGGTTAGCCGCGCCTGGGGCATGTTGGCGCTGGTCTGCGCCGCCGGACTCGGTCCATCGGTCAAGGTTGGATTCTGCGCCGCCATGGCCGCGGCCTGCATGGTCAGCGATGCGGTTACCGCAATCGCCCCGCCAATGGCGCCAATGAGCTGCACAAGTGGCCAGAGCACGCGCACTAAGGCCATGCTGATTTTTATCTGCGTATCCTGCTTCATCGCCCGCATCTCCTCGGGCGCCAGCGTTTTAGGCCCGCGCCCCGCCGGAGAAATAGAAGTCGCATGCCGCGATGTAATCGGGATCGTTGAAGACTTTCAGCCGCTCACGTTCTGGCATGGTCCGAATCTGTTCCTCCGTATATTTCAAAGCCCTTGTCTGCGCGGTTTGCGGCGCGCTGAAGGTGGAGCTTCGCGCGCCGGTCGAAAACCGCGTACCTCTGGGCCTCTCGAAGGGCTGAACCGGGCTCTCACCAGGAAGGGTCGGGAGGGTAGCGGGTGGAGTGTGATCGGAGGGCGCTCCTGGTCTCTCGAACAGTAAGCCTTCCGCCTGCAGTTGTTGAAACGCACGAGTCAGAATTTCGCGCGTTACCAGGCCGGGCTTGTTGCCCGCCATCCTGATTGCCTTTTCGCCCACGAGCTGGCGGTTGCCAGGGTGGGGATAAAACTCCGGGTTTTCGTTCTCCCACTCCATCGCCAGCGCACCGTAGGCATGGCGGGCCTGTTCCACGGGGTCTATGCCCGTGTGGGCCTCGTAGAGTGTCGCCACGGCCGCGCCGGCCTTGGCGGGGTTCTGCAGGTCCGCAGTGGCCTGCATCACTTCATCTGCAGAGACGGTGCGGGGAGGGGTGGCCGGCGTCGCGGGTGGCGTCCCATTGGCGGCGCGGCGAGCCAGGGCCAGTTGCGCATTGGCGTTCTGCATGGCCAGCTTTTCGAGCACTTCTTCCTGGTTCTTGCCGTAGGTGTAAATCGGGTGCGTGCCGTCTTCAAGGTCCGTGACAAAGCAGACCGTTCCCGCCTGCAGCGGCTGCCCGTTCGCGCGCGTGTCTGACCAAAAGCCTCGCAATTTGCGTCTCCCTAAAGTTCGCAGCCCTTTTGTGCGGTGATCGCGTCGTGGCCTTCGTGAGCTCCGAAGTGGATCCCCGATTTGCCTACATGCGCCTTGGGTCCATTGTGTTCGCCTTTGTGGGCCTTCAGCGCATTCTGATAAGCCCCGATAGCTGCAGCCTTGCCGCGGGCGGCCTCGATCTTGGCAAAGTTGCCCGTGGTCTTGGTGCGTCCCAGCGCGCGCACCGCGGCCCGGCCGTGGGCGCCTTCTGGCTTATGGCCTTTGGATGGGGGATTGAGTTTCAATTCCGCCATGGGGATCCTCCAGCGATTCAATCGCAATAGTGATTAACCAGGTAAGTTGTGCCGTAAGCTGTTTCCAAACCTTCACTTCAAGCCAGGCATTTGCTAATTCTCTCCCTGCCCCTAACGGATCCTGCTCTGAAATCAGCATGGCCGCTTTTTTCTGGGCAAGTGTAGTCTTCCGAATCAATTTTTGCATCACTGGCCAGCCGGCAGAGGTTCGCATCTCGCGCAGCGCAACACATTCATCCCTGGTGAGCGGCTTTTCATCATCTTCGAACGATTGACTTCCAGTCGCTTGCGCAAGCATCGCATTGTCCCGCAACTCGAATTCTGGCAGCCGCCCAGCCTTCAGCGCCGCCAATTCTTCGTTGAGCGGTTCGTTGGCCAGATACTTTTCAAAATTCGTTGCCATCAGCTCACTTTACCTTCAACGGCTATCGAAAATGGTTCGTCAATCACGAACACATGCGGCGCGAATTCACCTGGCAAGCCAGCGATTGAAACCATGCCCCCAGAGGTCAGTGCATAGCAGTCATAGCCTGAACCTTCGGGCATATGGACGAATCTGATTCGATGGCCAAGCAGTTTGCGCCCTGCTTCCCATTGGGCCTGCATCTCAGGCGGTTTCAGCCGGTCATGCGGGCAGATGGTCGAACGTTCCCCATCGTCGTACTCTGCGCCGCATTTGCTGCATTCTCTTTTCATGCCCCTATTCCTGTTTGCAGCTCCTGCATATCCTGGTTGCGCGCCAGCCGGCCTTCCGCCTGCGCCAGTTCCGTGGGTCCAATTTTCTCGATCGCCTTTTCCACGATTGTGTTTTGCAGATCTTGCTGGCCTTTCGCGGCAACCTGCTCCAGCTTGTTCTGGCCACGAACCTTTTCAACTGCCACGGCGCCCTGCAGCTTCTGCGCGCCCCCGCTCATCTGTTGTACGCTCTGCATCTCCTGCGGGGTGAGAGGCACAAAAATATCCTGCCAGCTCTGCAATTCGCTCATGCGCTGGAAAATGTCTTCGATGGCTTTGAAATTGATCGTCCATCCCTTTTCGTGCAGCCATTGCATAAGCTGGGGTTGTTGAACGATCTGGAGAAGGAAGGGAATCAGTTGCAGGATGGCCGCGCGCGCGGCTAGTTTCTGGCCGGCCAGGATCTTGATTTCGAATCGCGCATCTAGAAAATCTTCGGCGTCGATCTGATCGATAATCGCCTGACCGAATTTGTCTGAGAGTATAGCGCGAATCTCCGCGATGGGCATATCTTCGAGAACCCGATCCCAGAGAAACATGAGCCAGCGTTTCATCACGACTTCAAGGTGCCCGATGGGATCGCTCACGTTCTCATCTGCCTTACCGCCGGCGCGGTTGACTCCGGTCGCGGTGCGCATGGCGCTTGAGCCGGGCGTGTTCACGTTGCCCTGCATGGCGATTGAATCGGCGCCCACCAGGTTTTCGCCGCCTCGATGCGCCATGTCAAGCAGCTTCCAGACTTCGGGCGGAATCTCCGGCATCTTCATAAAGCCCAGCGCCTTGTTAATGTCGTGGCTGGGGCCGGTATCGACGCCTAAGAATGTTCCCAAGCCTGTAATCAGGTTTTGGGTGGGCGCATTGCCGGCGCCGCGGTCATAAATGATCGGGGCACTGAGCGGGAAGGCTATCATCCGTAATGCCTCATTATAGGTTGCCTGCTCCACGCGCTGATCGCCCGCATTCAGCCTTCCCTGGCCCAGTCCATAGCCCGAGTTGTCGATGTTCCACCAGGTCGCGGAATACCCCAGCATCTGGTCGCCCATGCCGTGTTTTTCATTGCGGATGGTCTTTCTGCGCCCCTGATAGCAGAGAATTTCGCACACGTAGTCTTTCGTCCAGCGCGCAATCTTCATGAGCGGCTTGAGGCTCGGATCCTGGCTCACCATGCGGTTTTCCCCGGCCGCGTGCAGCACAACAGTCGATTGCGAATTCATGCTCTGCGCGGTCGCGGTCCCAACCGGCGCATCGCCGCGGGGGCTGGTTTCAAAGAAGAATGTTTTCAGGTCCGCATTCGCAGGGATCGATTTATAGCAGTCCAGCTCGCGCATCTGCTGCAGATCCTGCAGGGTCACAAAATCAATATCGATGCGATAGCAGCCGGTCAGATCGGGACGGTTGGGAGTACGCCAGGTGTCGGCATAGAGGGTTGTGCCCAGGCGCCGGTATTCAAACGATGGCCAGGATTCTTTTACCGTTTCCTCGCGCACCTTAAAGTTGTCGCTCTCCCAGGTGTCCACTTTCTTGGCTGGTCCCACGGGCATTTCGATATTCACGGGCGGCTTTTTGCGGTGGCGAGTCTTGCGGATCACGTCTTTTTGTTCCCAGCCAGGAATACAGATCATGGTGCCCTGCAGCACCTGGCATTCGATGGCCAGGGACATTTGATACTCGAAGTCCGCGCGGTCATTCAGAACGTTGAACATTTCCGTCCATGCGTTGAGAATCGTTTCCGCGTTGGGATTGGCGGCCAGCTTGCCGCGCGGTTCAAGCACGAAGGGGTTAGAGTCACCAAACAGGCCGCGACGTACCTGGTTGGACATGGTGTTGCGGTTCTTCGCCACCAGAAAGCGCGAGATACGTGCCGGCCGGTTCGAGACGCGCCAGTCACGGTCGTAATTCGGTGATTGATAGAGATAATCAACGTACTGCCATTCTGCCAGCCAGGAGTTTGTATCGACCCACTGCATCGCCGTCTGATAGTCCATCCAGGCCACGGTGCCCGCGGCGTCATCGTCCATCTCGGGCGAAGTAGTACCATCCTTGCTCAGCTCAACCTGTTCTTTGCGAATAGGGAGACTGAGGTCATTGCCGATGGGCATTCCATCGCCGCCGGGCTTTTCCGCGATTTCGAGGCTAGTCGCCATTTTTCGCCTCGCAGGGCATATAGAAGCTGACTGGATCATCAGGCCGGCCGGCAGCGGTGACTAATACTGTGCTCTGGCACTTTTCGCAATGCACTTCCCACATGCCACATTCCGGGGCAGGATAGGGAAGCTCGATGAAGCAGGTTATTGCATGGGCCTGGGGCATGGCTTTGCCGTGGGGATAGTCCAGGTCGGGCGCGCACCGGGCCTTGCCACGTCCAGAGGGGATGAAGTTTATGCTGTGGTTCATCCGTCGAGCCCCCCTGGCAGCGGTGGGATCCCGTAATAACTGGCTGCGCTCATAGCCTGCAGGTGGGCTGCTGCCTGTTGCCGCGCCTGCTCGTCGACCGCCGGCATTCCCTGCTGATCGAGAAACGCGGTCACCAGGGCATCTTCGCGGCGCCGGCGCTGCCACTCTAGTTCTTCTTCCGACATTGATGCGCGCAGTAGGGAGAGCGGAACCAGGCCCGCGAATTTAGAGATGGCTTCAATGATGCCGTTCTCTTCCATGAGCCCGAAATGAACAAACTGGCTCTGGCATTCGGAGGCTTTCGACATGGCGGTAGAGAACCAGACGCGCCCCACTTTCATCAAGGGTTCCAGTTGTTCGATGGATCCCGAGCGGCGCGCATCGTCTTCCTCGTATTCGGTCCACTGCATTCTGAAACTGCGATTGCGCCGCGCGGCTTCGTTGCGAACGTGCGTCATCACATAGTCTGAGCCAGGCACGCATACGATCATCAGCGCATCGATCTGGTGCACTTTGGCCTGGTGCACGATCTTTTCCGCTTCGCCGCTGGGGCTGTACGTTCCCTGCCAGGTGTCGAGCACATAAATTTTTCCGTCGAACAGTTTTGCAACCGCACCCTCACTGTATTTCGCCATCGATGGTTTGCCGCCATACCGCGGGCGCCAGCACATATATGTGTCGCCGCCCAGGGGGATCCGCTCCGGCGCAATCAGGCAGCTCTTGTATAGCTTCTCGTCAAAGCGGACCACGGCGCCGCCCTGCGGGTCATTCTGCTGCTGCGCCATGAAACTGACATAGTTCTGATAAAACTTTTCTCGCAGCGCGGTGTAACTCAGATTTTGGAATTCGGGAAACTGTAATTCCAGTTCGTCTTCGCGCGGGAATTCACCCGCTAACAATCGGGCGCCACTCTTGACGATCACAGAGCTGCGCACGAGCACTTCCCAGTTGTCGGGATTTTCCTCCGCCAATCGCAGGCATTTCCCGTGCCAATCGAGCGGATGATAGCGCGTCCCGCCGATGAAGATGAATCCGCCATCCCGCAGCGTATTTTCATTCTGATCGCAAACGTCGGTCACATTCTGGCGCACTTCATGACTGGCGGTGATGCCGCTGTTGTCGGTGTCTTCCACATCGTCGTAGTCGATGATGAGCGGATGCCAGCCGGATTGCGAAGTCTGCGGGGAAGTGTAATCGAGCGTGTAATCCAGATCGCCAGAGCCCCAGAGTTTGCGGTTGGGAGTGTTCCAGCATCCTGTCGGTTTTTTGTCTACCACCAATTCAGGAAACATCACCTGAATGGGGCGGAGCCCTGAGCCCTTCGGCCGCCAGAATTGGAGCGCCGTTTTGAACGCCACTTCGTCGGCCAGGGGCTGAGTGGCGGAATTATTCAGGATGGTAATGTCTTCGGGGAAAGCGCAGATCCATTGCAGCCGGTCAACGCGCTTGAGTGACGTTTTGAACGTGTGCCGCGGATCGAGATGCAGCCGCTTGTGTTTGCGGTGCTGGTCGCGAATGGGGAGCTGGGGATTTTTGGGAAAGTAGAGATTGACCGCCGGCCGGTGGGCGCGTTCGCTGAAGTCGTGATAGCCGATCACTTCCGCGGCAAAGAAATGGTCAGTGATGAAGCGATGGCGCGCGTCCTGGCGATACTCTTCATCATCGGCCAACCTGGCGACGTCGATCACGGCGCTAAACTCCTGGGAAGATTGAGTCTTGCAAATTCCCCAAAATGAAGGATCGCAGCTTGATCGTAGGCTCGCGCAGCATCTTCCTTTTGGCTGAATAACCCTAGGTGTATTTGTTTCCTGTTGACCTTGATGAAAGCGCGCCATTTAGATCGCGGCTTATGCCATGAAACGCCCTTAAAGCCGCTTCTGTTGTGGACCGGAATACCTCGGTTTGCGCCGTTTTCAGAAGCCGTCGCGCGCCTCAAGTTGGATCTTCTGTTGTCTAAAGTATTTTCCGGCCGAATGTGATCTATGCGCATGCCTTTGATTGACCCGAGTACTTGCGCATGCATGGGAATCTGAAGTCGCGCGCACCCTGGCTCTCTCTCATGTTTTCTTGCCCAGCGCGCAGCATAATGGCGCTTCGTCGTCGAGCAACGGAAGACATGCCAACGGAATTGCATCAAGCGGTCGTAATCCCGGCGGTCGACAAGGGCTGCTCTGCCTTTTGTGAGCTGTATCTTGGGCAATCTAACCCCCTACCTGCCCTGCTTCCGGCGGACCGCCTTCTGGGGTAGCCTCTTGTTCTGGTGCGCCGCCCTGTCCATTCATGGCGAATTGCTCAGCGACATGCTGGCCGGCTTCTTCGGGGCTCGCACTGGTCGCCATGGGGCCGCGCTCTGGCATGGTAAAGGGATGGTCTGGATGCTCTTTGTAGGAATGACTGTGGACGATGGACCCATCCCGCGCCTGGGTGCTGCGGATTTCATGAAGGTGCAGCTTCTTCTTTTTGCCGCCTTCTTTGCGCTCACCCTCCGGCTTTTTTGTTTCCTCTTTTTCCTTGGCCATGGGGTTCGCTCCGATCAGCCGGCGGTGAATTTCTGTACGTTGATGGTGGTGGGCGTGCCAGATGCGCCGCCGGTCGAGGTGATGCTGAGTGAGAATGTGACCACGGGATTGGCTAGGTTGCTTATGCCGCTGGGCACATTCGTAATCGCAATCTCGGGATCGAGAACATTGTTGATTGTGCCTCCGCATTTGCCCTGCAGCTTGCCGCTCACTGAGTCATAGATCAGTTGGGCACGGATCCACCAGGGCGCCGTGGTGGTGTTCTGAGTGACCGCAGCGGCGGTTTTATGCAGCAGGCTGCCGGCGACCACGGTTGCACTCGCGCCCACATAGAGCCCCAGCGCGATGGTGCCCGCGGCTCTGGTGGTGATGTAGCCGGACGCAATGACATCGAAGACGGTCTGTTCGAGCGCCGTAAAGGGACCGAGCGCCGTAGTAAGCGCGCCGGCGGGGTTCGATGGGCTAAGGATGATGCTTTCCGTGGCCACGGTGATGTTTTGCGTGGCCGGTAGCGCGGAAGGTGTTGCAAGCTGCGTACTTAGGGGCGGCATAGTTACTGAATTGGCCGCGGGGCTCACAGGCCCATTTGGTCGATCCCAAAGAGATGGCATAACCTTCGTTCTCCTTTGGCGGCGGATCCGCAAATGTCCAGTAGAGAACAAGATTCCGCCTTTTAAGTCATTCGTGCAAGAGGTTTGCTTCGGGGCAGAGAATGAAAAGCGAAAGTTGCTTCAAGCACCCTGCTTCAAGCACCTGCTTCAAGCAGAAAGGGGCATCGTATCTTTCAGGAGGGCCGTCTTATGCCACTGGGAATTCTTTTCTGGACCATCTATGTGATCGCCGTGATCTTCGGCGTCTGGGTCAACTATGAGCCCGCGCAGCCGCTTTGGGCTCGCCGTGCCGGCGCCTACTTGGTCCTATGGATCCTTCTCGGAATAGTTGGATGGGAAGTGTTTGGCCCTGTCGTCAGGCGATAGTTCTCCCTGCTTCAAGCACTGGCGTTTCGCTGGCGGAATGCTGCGCATTTGCATTCATACTCGGGGAATCGATTGGAGATTACGAGCAGGGCCGGGCGCAGGGCTGCGTAGGATTCATCATCGGCCCGCGCCGCAGCTTCTGCCAGGTGCTTGAGAAAATCACCAGACCGATTAGGTTCATGGTGCAGGATGCCGAAGACCCACCCCAGCAGCTCATTGTCATTTTGCAGAATCATCTTTCCCCCGATTGCGGAACCAGCTCTGAGCCATCATTTCAACTGACTCGCTTAGGGCCTCGTGGCGCGCTGTCAAGGCTTCGTGACGGGCGACCAGCGCCGCGATACGCTTGTCAAAAACTTCATCGCGCTGAGCTAAACTTTCGAGAATTGCCTCGATGCGGTCCAAACGTTCATTCTTTTCGGTCACTATCTACCCCTGTGCTTCAAGCATCTGCTTCAAGCAGCTTTCAACTTTGGTTTAGGCCCGCGTTTCTTGCCTGCTTTGGGCAGACTCTTGCGCCAGGCGGCGAACAGCCGGCGTTCCTCGGGCGTGTTGGGACGGTTGCAGAATCGGCAGCGGGTCAGATCGCGCAGCCGGCGCCGTTCAAGATTGAGGACCTTGGCGTGCTCGGGTGTACAAGTTACAGACTTGCGCACCACGCGGTCGGCGGGGATCTGATCGCCGCAAATGAGGCAATGGAAATATTCAACTGGCGCGCGCCGGTCTGCGGCTTTCACATTCGGCATTTTAGGAACCTTCCCCGCTGTCCTGTCGGTGTTCGGCGTCGATTTCCTTCATCAATTCGAGATAAGCTCCGATGCTTATAAGCATCATGAGGCCACAATTTGGGCAGCTGATTTCGACTCCGCCGAAAGCAGCGGCAACCACTGGCGTATGCTTCTCGCAGAGTGGAGCCGGCATCTTCCCGTTAAGGGATTGGGGTGTTGGCAATTTTAGTTCTGTCATTTTGAGTGATCCCCCATCAATTCGTAGACTTTTCCGGTGAGCAGTTTCATGTCTGGTCGCAGCTCCCGAATATCCTCGCGCATTCCTGAAATCTGCACGAGGCTGATTACAAGGCTGGTGAGAATCACGATGATGGGCAAGCCCACTGCAATCCAAAGTTGTAGGTTGGTCAATTTCCCTCCAGTAGTTCAACAGTGATCTGGACATGCGCCGGCGCCCCATAGATCTTGTGGAGCTCAGCATCGACAACCTGCGCATCGTCTACCCAGAGAATGCCTGTCATTGCATCGGTTGTACTTCGAGCAAGTTTGTCGTAATCGGGTTTGACGATTGGGCGCGTTCTTGAAGCAGGCACCGATTTCGGCCGTTCGAATACGAAGGTGAGAGCTACGCGCACGGGGACCGCGGCCGCGGCGAATACTCCATGTATGCCGGCCGCGGCGCGCGCCTGGAGAGCAGCGAAGCCAACCTGGTTCCTGTAGCCGTGGGTACGCGGGTTGTCTGCTTTAAGCACGGTCACGGGCGTACCATCCGGCTTTGTGGTGCAGATCCCGCCCATGCTTCCCTGCGGGATCGGTTCGCATTCGACGGAGAAAGAAATTTCAGTTACGCGGCTGGTAGTTTTGCCAGTTGCGCATTCCGCGGCTTCGACAAATGCTGTCCAAGCTCTGCGTTCTGCGGTGCGGTTCATGCGTGGCATCGGGATTTTTCTCTTGACTTAGGCAATATATATTATGTATCAGTGTATGGCTATGGCAAAAAAGAAGCGCCCGCGTAGTACCGCATCTGGTCATCCGGCCCCTGAAAATCGTCACAGTGTCCTAATCCATTTCAGCGCCGAAGAACATGAGCGGATTCGAATTGCTGCAGCTCGGCGCGGTTGTGGTTTCAATTTATTCGTCCGTTTAGCCTCTTCCCAGGCTGCGAAAAACGCAATGGAGATCCCGCCCGATAAAGTTCTCGGCCGGGATGTTGTACTTGAAGCACAAGCGTAGGATCCCCACTCCCGCCGGGCTCAACCTGGCGGGTTTGCTGCTTTATGCAGTTTCGTAGGATCCAACCTGGTCAATAGGACTGGGCCTCTCGTGTGCTTTGAGCGTCCGCGGCCGCCAGGGCTCTGAAAAAATGCCTGGCGTTCCAAAAATCCTCTTCTAAAGACCCCATTTTCCTTGCTGCTTTGATACTCCAAGCATTTCCTATGCTCGGAGTATCACCAGCCTGGTTATTCCTTTGGGCGGCGGATGCTCCAAGCATTCGCCATTGTGGAGACTTCCATGTCTGGCGAACAATCTTCCGAGTTGAAAATTAACCTCTGGATGCCTTTTGATATTGGCCCTTTCCTACAAGACACAGCTCACCTAAGTACAGAAGAAATAGGGGCTTACACTCTCCTGCTTCTTTATTATTGGGCGCACGGCCCGCTTCTAAACGATCCCAAACGGTTGCAGAATATCGCGAAAATGCCGCTCGATGCTTGGAGCATTGCTTATGCATCGCTAAGCATGTTCTTTTTTGTGGGCTCTGATGGGCTCCTGCACCAGAAGGGCGCGGATCGCCGGCGGGCTAAATGGCTTGATAAACGATTGAAAGCACGGGAGAAAGCGATAAAAGCTGCTAATGCAAGGTGGAGCAAAAGGAAAGCGAAACCAGATTCTCCAAGTAATGCTCCAAGCATGCCCGAAGCAATGCATGAAGAAATGCTTGAGCAATGCCCTACATCGGTAGTACTAAGTACAAAAGCCTCCCTTACCCCAACCCCATCCCTCAAAACGAGGGATGGGGACGGATCGAAAAACTCTCCTACTCGCCGTAGATCTCCGCGGCAGCTCGGGACTTCGCCGCGGCAACTCGGCATCTCTAAAAGGAAAATAAAAGCGAAACAGGCTCAAACGGCCCGCCAGGGCGTCGGAACCCCCCTTCGCGATGGAAACGCACACGCGAGTCCTGAAAAACGCAGCACGGGGCCTGGCGAGGGCGGGGCGGAGGCTTTTAATTCTGGATCTGAACTGAAAAATGCAGGGTCGGCGGCGGAGAATCCTGAAAGCGTAAATCGAGCGAAGTTTTCAGGTGAGTCGAAAACTGAGGTTTTGCGATTCTGGGCCGGGGCTGGCGTCGAGGAATTCGAGTGCCCATGGTCAGATCTGGAAGATCGCGCTTTGAAGGATTTTGTTAATGCGAATCCGAAAGTGGATTTGTTGCGCTTCAAGCAGCTCCTGCGCAACCGCGCGGCCTCGGAGGGAATCAATCGGGCGGATCCGCCTCATAAATGGCTGCGCAGCCTGGTGAAATATGCCGATGGTCCGCTCGATCGCTACGGCAAACCACTGCGGCCGGCGCGTATTCACTGATCCTGTAATTAAATTGCAATGGTAGCAAATTAAATAGAGAAGCCGCGGCCGCCCCTGCGCCCGGTGCGCCTCCTAACTAAAACAAAGTGAAACAACGAATGCAATCAAGACAGGGGAAGTGGACAGGGATGCCATGTATATGCTATTTACCAAAGTAAAACTATTTTACTTAAAATAATTTTAC